TCAGAGTCTTCGGGGTCTTGTCTATAGCCAAATGGTATAACCCTACCAACTCTTACTACTGAAAGCCATTCATACTCTCCCTCTACTTCATTTGGTTGAGGAAGTTGCCAAGTTTTTTTAATCTTCATGTGCTTTAGGTGGCAATATAAACAAAGGACTCTCTGATTTAACTTCTACTTTATCTGTTTTAACAAATCCAGCTCTGTCTAAGAGATCTTTTGCAGCTGCCATCTTTTCTTTGTTACCCAAGTCTGTTGGGTTTTGCATTATATCCAGCATAGAGAAAGCAGCTTGAGGCCCACGAGTAGCTATAAACTTTTTCGTAAGCTCTGCAATCTCTTCTTGCAAGGTGTTCATGATTGTAGTTGAAGCAGTTCCAGAAGCATACCCTGCAAGCTCTGTAGCTCTTGCAGGGATACCTCTTGCTTCCTCAAATAGGACAGCTAGGAATTTTTCTTGCTTCTCTGTTAAAGTTCGGCTCATATATTCCTTGCCTTTATCTTTTTACTTTAAATACTTTAGGCCTTCTAAGACTTATAGCAG